CAGGTAAAGATGCCGGTGCTAAAATCGGTAAAGCTTCTGCTGATGCTATTGACGATTTCTTTGCAAAGAATTATAATAAGCTTGGAATTTTAAGACCAGTTAATGCAGGTAAAGACCCACACATTCCCGAAGTAGGTAAGTGGTCAAAGGAAACACGCAAGTATTGGTTAGATTTTCAAAAAGAATTAAGTAAGTTTAAAGTTAATGGCAAACCTATTGACTTTGGTCTTTTAGAAGTTAAATATAAAAATAAAACGGTATCAAAAAATAGTTTTGAAAATGTTTTGGACTATTGTATAAGAGAAGAAAAATCTACAAGATATGCTGCAGGTCGTCTTTCTTCTAAATTGACTTGTTTAAGATGGGCATATGCATGGGCATTAATTGAGAAAAAAAACTTAATGGATGAATGGTTAAAAACTCTTTATTATGGTGCTAAAAAAGAATTTAGAGATACAAACGGACCTTTCGTAAAGATATACTAATGAAATTCACAGAATACTTAACAGAAGCCAAAGAAGGCAAAAATGTTCACCTTGAACATATTGAGGATGAAGTTCTCAATCGTGGTGTTGTGGGTGCGAGAGATGCAATCAATTTCTTACAATCATTAAGAGATATGCTTGCGGGTCATGCACAATCAAAAGTTAATGTCACAACAAAATGGGATGGTGCACCTGCAATCTTTTGCGGAACCAATCCTGAAAATGGTAAGTTTTTTGTTGGCACAAAATCGGTGTTCAATAAAAATGCTAAGTTAAACTACACAGAAGATGATATCGATACAAATCATCCAAGTGGTGGTTTAAATGAAAAACTTAAAGTTGCATTACGATATCTTCCAAAACTCGGCATTAAAGGTATTCTTCAAGGTGACATGATGTTCACCAAAGGTGACATTAAGAAAGAAACTATTGAGGGCGAATCTTATATTACATTTCAACCAAATACGATTGTATATGCAGTACCAACAGATTCCAAATTATCGCAGACAATGTTAGCTGCACAAATTGGTGTTGTATTTCATACCTCTTATACAGGTCGAACAATGGAAGATATGAAAGCATCTTTTAACATTGACATTGGTCGTTTAACACCAACAAAAGATATTTGGTTCAGAGATGCATCGTTTACAGATGCTTCTGGTTCTGCAACTTTCACCGAACAAGAAACAAAAGACATAACATATCTTCTATCTTTAGCAGGTAGAACTTTTCAATCAATTAATTCATTAGTTTTGAATCGCATTTCATCAAGTGAATCTATCTTAACTTATATCAAGACATTCAACAATACAAAGGTTCGTGAGGGTAAAAAGATAACAAATACTCAATCACATACACTTGAATTGATTCGTTGGGTAGAAGCAAAATTAAATAAAGACATTGCAGATGTGAAGAAAGCCGAAACAAAAGCAAAAAGAACAAAAGAAAAAACTGAGATTATGCGTTTCTTTAGAACAAATGCCGCACAATTAAGATTCATTTTTGATTTACAGAACTTATTGGTTGATGCAAAATTAATGATTGTTCGTAAATTAGAATCAATTCGTTCAATTGGAACATTTGTGAGAACAGATACAGGTTATAGAATTACTGCACCAGAAGGTTTTGTGGCAGTAGATAAATTAAAAGGCAATGCAGTTAAATTGGTCGATAGATTAGAATTCAGTCAAGCCAATTTCAACGCCGCAAAAAATTGGAGCAAATGATGGCATATGATTTAAGTAAAATTTTGGCAGAATATGGTGAAGATGATTTTGGATTTTCTGCCGTATCTGAAGAAGAATACAATAGAGTTATATCTGAAACTGCTGACACCGCAGAAGAATACAAAGCAAAATTAGACCAAGTTGAAAAATTAGTTCTTCCTTTTTTCACCAAACTATTAAAAACTGCTGATAAAGAATATATCTATTGGCCAAATCGCAAGGCACTTGTTGAATCACAAATACAAAAGATTCTAGCTTTGACAAGAGGATAAATTGAAAAACTATAAAAAATACATTACAGAAGGCACAGGCCTGCATGTATTTGATATTGATGAAACTTTGTTTAAAACAAGTGCAAAGATTCATGTGAAAGACCCTTCGGGTAAAACTGTCTCTAAATTGAGTAACCAAGAGTTTAATGACCACAAATTAAAACCTGGTCATTCGTATGACTTCAAAGAATTCAAAAGTGCGAAAAAGTTTCACGATGAATCCGAACCAATTCATCCGATGATTAATAAGTTAAATGCAATTCATAAGAATATTAAAGAAAAAGGACACAATAGTAAAATCATTATGAATACTGCTCGTGCAGATTTTGATGACAAACACACCTTTTTAAATAAGTTTAAGAAACATGGTATCGATGTAAATGATACACACATTCATCGTGCCGGCAATATACCTGGTAATCAACCGCCAGCAGAAAAGAAAAATGTAGTTTTAAGAAAACACTTGAATTCAGGAAATTATCATCATGTTCACATGTATGATGATAGTAAAACAAATCTAAATCATTTTTTAAAATTGCAAAAAGAATATCCAAAAATCAAATTTCATGCACACCATGTTACGCATGAAGGTAAAACAAAAAAACATATTCACGAAGCCGCATACGCAGGTAATATTGGTGCGATGGAAATGTTTAAGTTTTTTGAAAAGGCAAATGCACAACAAAAAGATAAACTCAAAGAGTTTATCCGTAAGAAAGAAAACAAAGCTGCATGGCAGTTAGTTCAAGATGTTACTGGCGTGAAACTACATAAAAGTGTGCATGAAGAATATGGTGCAGGTGAAGATGGTACGAATGAACTTCGGAAGAAATATCAAAAAGACACACCAGGACAAAAAATTAAATCATTTACTGATTATGTAAAGACTAAGTAAATATATCATTGGAGTTTATTATGAAAGACATTGTGGTTGGGTGTATCACCGGGTACACATTTGATAAAATTAAACCTTGGGTCAATTCTTTAGACCGTTGTGGTTTTGATGGCGTAAAGGCCATGATTTGTTATAATGTAGATTATGAAACTGTGGAAGAACTTGTCAAAAGACAATATACAGTTCTAGCGTTCGGTAAGAACGACAATCTAAAAAAATTCGAATACAAAGAAAACTTCTCTATTGTTGTGGAGAGGTTCTTACATCTATGGTATTTCTTTAAAAAGTTTCAAGGACAATACCGATACATTGTTTCTACCGATGTGAAAGATGTTATCTTTCAAACTAATCCATCAGAGTGGTTAGAAAAGAACATGAATGATGCACAGATTAATGTTGCATGTGAATCGATTCGGTACAAAGATGAAGATTGGGGTAATCACAATCTTTTCAAAGCATTTGGTCCTTTAGTTCACGACCACAACCAAAACAATCTCATTTACAATGCAGGCACAGTATCAGGCAAGTTTGATACGATGCTCGATTTCTTTTTAAATGTTTATATGATGTGTAATGGCACTTCTCATTTTACAGAGGGTGGAGGTGGTCCTGACCAAGCCGCAGTCAATATTCTTTTGAACATGAAACCTTATAGAGACATTACAAGATTTACTGCCTCTGAAGAAGGATGGGCGGCACAACTAGGTACAACAGGTCCACATATTGTAGGTAAATATGCTGACAAGCTGGTTGAAAAAACTCCAATTTTAGTAGATAATACAGTATGCACAAGTGATGGCACACCTTTTGTAATGGTACATCAATATGACCGTGTGCCAGAATGGAAAGGGATAATTGAGAAAAAATATGAGTGAATATCAAATTGATTGGAATAAATTGGCAAAGTTTAATGTTGTAGTAAACACACAGCCAAAGAATTCATTAGAAGATGTGATAAAGAATGATGAGTTGGTTTCATGGATGAGAGAATATCCTGATGCAATGGATATACTGAACAAAATCAAGGACAAAAAATGAGTGATGAATTTATTATAGACACAACACAAAACATGATTAGAGATGAAAGAGTGGCTAGTCAAGACCCATTTCATCATTTGCCTGCAACAGAATGGGTTCAAAAACAAATTGATTGGAGAAATAATTCAGACGCATCTGGTCTTGGTTTAGAAAAACTTTTTGTCGAACATTTTGGTGACAAAGAAATCGTTGGTGCTGAAATCGGCGTTTGTCTGGCCGCATCAACAGAACTCTTTATGAAAAATGTACCAAGTATTAAAAAGTATTATGCAATTGATAGTTATCCAACTTACATAGATTGGAATGGTGCAGATTTTAATGAAGAACGCCAAAAATTAATGAAACAATATGCAATCGATGTTCTCAAACCATTCAAAGAAAAAATTGAATTTATCTATGAAGATAGTTCAACTTTTGCCAACTCTATTGAAGATGAATCTTTAGATTTTATTTTTATTGATGGCGACCACTCATATGATGGATTTACTAAAGATTTGAGTAGTTATTTTCCTAAAGTAAAAAAAGGTGGAATTGTTTCTGGTGATGACATTACTTTAACAACTATTAGTAATGGCCTAAATGATTTCTTTTCTGAAAATAAACCTGATATTAAAACAGGTGAGAAAATGTGGTACCTGATAAAGGAATAAATTATGCCTCAGTTAAAAATGGATTACTTGAACAAGTATTCAGAAAAGAAAGTATTTGTTGAAAGTGGAACTTATGAAGGAGATACAGTTCAAACTGCAATTGATTTTGGATTTGAAGAAATACACAGTATTGAATTGTTAGACAAGTATTATGAAATGTCTAAAGAAAGATTCAAAAATTATCCACAAGTTAAAATTTGGAAAGGCGATTCGCCAGATATTCTCAGAGATGAAATTATTCCAAATCTTAAACATCAAGCAACATTTTGGTTAGATGCTCATCGTAGTGGCAAATTAGAAGTGCCTGGTAGTGAAAAGTATGGCGCATGTCCGCTTGTTTACGAAGTTACTGAAATTGGAAAATCAAAAATTAAAAATCATCTTATCTTTGCCGATGACCATAGATTGTTTGATACACAAGGTTGGGACTTTCTAAAGAAAAGTGATTATATTGATGCAGTATTAAAAATCAATCCTAATTATAAGTTCACCAATTTAGATGGTGGTTTTAGTTTTGGTCGCCAATTTCCTGATGATGACATTTTCTTGGCATATATTGAATGAAAAAGATTATTATTTGGGGTGCAAAATTAGATTCAGGTCACACGCATGGGTTTGCACATCTTGGTTTTTATCGAGCCGCTGAATATCTAAAACGACCTGTTTATTGGTTAGACAATAGAGACAATGTAGAACCTGAGTTCTTTGATGATTCAATTATCATTTCAGAACAATGGTTAGTAACAAGAAATGGATTGAGTAATAATCTACCATTAAGAAAGTCATCACATTATTTTGTCAATTATGTTGGCAACAAACCTGCATCACCAGATAATGAAATGAATCCTGGTGCAAGTCATTATATTGATAGAGTTGGTCGTTTAACTGAGTTTCGTTTTGCATGTAATTGGGGTGTCGATGGCGTCCCCGATAAAGCATGGGCATACAAATTCGAAAAAGAAAAATGTGAACAACTGCCAAATAGTTTTGCCTCATTCGAAAAAGGAAAAGACTATGATATTCTTTACACACTATGGGCTTCCGATTTAACTCCTGATGAAATTAATTTTGAAGATAGATTAACACCCTTTAACGAACCGAAGTATGCGTTCTTTAGTGGAACAATTTCGAAAGGATGGGGAAATGCAGATGATGGAAATGAATCTCTTTTTATGCCTTTTATCCAAGAGTGTGAAAAAAACAATATACAATTTGCATATAACAATTCACATCAAACACCTGTTACACATCAACAGTTGAAGAAGTGGGTTTTAGAATCATTTATCCCTTTAGATATTAGACCAAAGAATCATTTAGCTAATAATTATGTTCCTGACCGATTGTTGAAGAATGTGAGTTATGGTCAGTTACCTATTACAAATTCTAAAGCTGCGTATGAATTTTTTGATGGTGATGCGGCATATTCAAGTGACACCGCAGAATTGTTTCACATAGCAAGAGAAATGCAAGAAGATCCAAAAACAAAAGATAGAATTTTAAATCAAATGAAAAAGGTTAAAGAGTATCATACTTTTGTTAATCGTTTGAAAGACATTATTCACATTTCGGAATCATTATGAAAAAAGTTGCGTTTATTACAGGCATTACAGGCATGGTTGGTTCGCACCTTGCGGACTTTTTAATTGAAAATACAGATTGGGATATCGTTGGTCTTATTCGTTGGAGAAGTCCACTACATAATATTAGCAACCTGATTGAAAATATCAACAACATGAATCGGGTTAAATTAGTTTATGGAGATTTAAATGATGGAATATCGATTGACACGGCAATCAAAGACAACAGGCCTGATTATGTTTTCCATTTGGCGGCCCAAAGTTTTCCTAAAACGAGTTTTGATTCGCCACTTGAAACACTAAATGTTAATGTTCAGGGCACAGTAAGATTACTTGATGCTTGTAAGAAGTGGGCACCTGATGCACACATTCATGTATGTGCTTCATCAGAAGTTTTTGGTCGTGTACCACAAGATAAACTTCCAATCGATGAAGAATGTAGTTTTCATCCTGCATCACCATATGCTATTTCAAAAGTAGGAACAGACCTTGTTGGTCGTTTCTATGCAGAAGCATATAATATGAATGTGCAAACTACTCGTATGTTTACTCATACAGGTCCTCGCCGTGGTGATGTATTTGCGGAATCCACATTTGCAAAACAAATTGCAATGGCAGAGGCAGGCTACATTGAACCAGTTATCAAAGTTGGCAATCTCAAATCACTCAGAACAATTGCAGATGTAAGAGATGCCGTTAGAGCATACTATTTGTTGTTGACACATAATCCTGTACCAGGTGCATACTATAACATTGGTGGTACTTTCACCTGTGAAATTTCAGATGTATTAAACACACTATTGTCTATGTCACCAATAAAAGAGAAAATCAGAATTGAAGTTGATCCGGCTAGATTACGGCCAATCGATGCAGACTTGCAAGTACCCAATACAGAGAAGTTTCGTTTGCATACAGGTTGGAAACCAGAGATTCCATATCAACAAACAATGGAAGATTTGTTAAACTATTGGCGTGATAGAGTTGCCGAAGCAAGTGGAAAGTTTGTAATTAGATGATTATTATTAGAACACCTTTCCGCATTTCATTTTTTGGTGGTGGTACAGATTATCCTGCATGGTATAAAGAGCATGGAGGTTCTGTAATTTCTACAACCATCAATAAGTATTCGTTTCTTGTTCTCAGAAAATTGCCAAATATTTTTGATTACAATTATCGTGTTCGTTATTATGAAAAGCAAGAAGCACAAAAAGTCGATGAGATTAATATTCCAGTTATTCGTGAAGCAATCAAATACATGAATTATCAAAAAGGTGTGGACATTACACATCATGGTGATTTACCTAATCGAACAGGCATTGGATCAAGTTCTAGTTTTACTGTTTCTTTATTGCACGGTTTGGCAGTTTTAAAACATGAAAATATCACCAAAAGACAATTAGCAAGAGATGCAATTTACCTTGAACAATCTATTTTAGGTGAAGCAGTTGGTTCTCAAGACCAAGTTGCAGCTGCATTTGGTGGTCTGAATAAAATTGATTTTGTTATTGGCGGCGAAGCAGACTTTGTTTGTTCACCTTTAGTAATTAAAAAGAACACACTTAAAAAACTTGAATCGTGGGTTCAATTATTTTTCACAGAACAATTGAGAAATGCTCACGATATTGCAGACAAAAAAATCACAAACATTAAAGAAAAAAAAGTAGATTTAAAAGACATGCAAGATTTGGTCGTAGAGGCAGAAAAACATTTGTTTTCTGATAACATTGAAGATTTTGCAAAACTATTGAATGAACAATGGTTGATTAAAAAAAATATGGAAAAATCTATATCAAATACTGAAATAGATTACATCTATGAAAAAGGAATTAAAGCCGGTGCAATAGGTGGTAAACTACTTGGTGCAGGCGGTGGTGGTTTCATTTTATTTTTGACACCACCAGAAAAACATGAAAAAGTAAGAAAAGAATTAAATCTCAGAGAAGTGCCTGTTGATTTTGAATATTTGGGAAGTCAAGTCATTTACCACGACTATCAAGATGAGGAAGAATAATATGAAAATTTATGTGGCGGGTCATCGAGGGTTAATTGGTTCTGCAATAGTTCGCAGACTGATTGATTCTGGTGTTAACTCAAATAATATTATTACAAGAACACATAACGAATTAGATTTAACTAATCAAGTGGCAGTTACAGAATTTTTTACAAAGAATAAAATCGACCAAGTTTATGTCGCAGCGGCAAAAGTTGGAGGCATTGTAGGTAACAACACTTATCCTGGTGATTTTATTTACAAGAATCTTATGATTCAGAACAATGTAATTCATCAAGCATACACACATGGTGTTCAAAAACTATTGTTCTTAGGTTCAACATGTATTCTTCCAAAGTTTGCAGAAAATCCAATCAAAGAAGAAGCTTTGATGACAGGTAAATTAGAAGAAACAAATGAACCTTATGCAATTGCGAAGATTGCAGGTATCAAAATGTGTGAGAGTTACAATCGTCAATTTGGTACAGACTATCGTTCAATTCTTCCATGCAATCTATATGGACCTGGTGACAATTACGATGAACAAAATGGTCACTTAGCCGCAGGTGTAATTCAAAGATTGCATCGTGCTAAAGTAAATGATGAAAGTCAATTCATTGTATGGGGAACAGGTAAACCTAGGCGTGAATTTGTTTATGTTGATGACATGGCAGATGCCGCAATTCATGTGATGAATGTGGATAAAAAATTGTGGGATTCGGTAACAGAACCTATGCAAAACTTTGTAAATGTGGGTGCAGGCCAAGATATTGAAATTGGTGAATTTGTAAAAATTGCCATGAAAGCGCTTGACTACAAAGGTGAAATAGTGTATGATATCAGTAAACCTAATGGAACAATGAATAAACTTACCGATAATAGTAAGATTACTAAGTTAGGTTGGACACCAAAAACTGATTTGTCAATTGGAATTAAGAAAGCGTATGAATGGTATGTCAATAACATCGCAAATAAATCAACGACTATCTAACTATGCGAACCGTGTTAACGCAGGTTTAGAATCGGTCAATAAAGAACAGTTGCAAAAGGTCTTAGAAACATTAGAAATAGCATATAAGAAAAGACTTCCTGTATTTGTATGTGGCAATGGTGGTTCTCTTACAATGAGTGACCACTTTCATTGCGACCATGCAAAAGGAACTCATTATGATGCACATTTGAGGCCAAAAATTGAACCACTTACATCAGGTTCAATATTGACAGCGATTGCAAATGATATTGGTTATGAAGATGTTTTTTCTTTTCAGCTAAGTATGAAAGGTAGTGCAGGTGATATTCTTGTTGCAATTTCAGCATCAGGTAATTCACCAAATATTGTCAATGCAATTAAGAAGGCCAAAGAATTGAACATGGACACAATTGCATTTGTTGGGTTTGATGGCGGTGAAGCCGCAAAACTTTCTGACATAGTGCTGCATGTGCAAGAAGATAATTATGGAATTATTGAAGATTGTCATCAATGTTTAATGCATATTTTGGCACAACATATTCGTGAAACAAATAGTAAAAATAATGGAATAAAATTATGAAAGTTGTTATTGTAACAGGTGGATTTGATCCTATTCATTC